CCTGATCGATGAATTGACCGGCATCCGCCAGAATGCTGACAGCAAGTCAAAGCAAGCGGATTGAAGCCAAGCTTGCCCTGCACCAGGAGGCGCTGAAGAAGCTACCCCCGGAAGCAGCGGCAGCCTTCAGGGCCCGGATGAAATGGCTCATGAGGGCACACAAGCACCAGATCCCGCCCAAGGGCAATTGGTGGACGGTATGGCTCCTACTTGCAGGTAGGGGCGCAGGCAAGACCAGGACAGCCGCCGAGGACGTATGGCATACAGCCTGGACGACGCCCAACATCCGCATCTTGATCTCGGGCCCGACCTCGGCCGACATCCGCGACACGATGATCGAAGGCGAGTCAGGCCTGCTTAACTGCATGCCGGAGGAGATCCGGGTCAAGTACACCAGGAGCCTGCACGAGATCGTCCTTACGAACGGCTCCCTGATCAAGGGCATACCGGCCTCGGAGCCTGAGCGCTTCCGGGGTCCGCAATGGCACCATGCTTGGTGCGACGAGTTGGCAGCCTGGGAATACCTCGATGCAGCCTGGGACCAGATCATGTTCTCGGTCCGCCTGGGTGATAAGCCGCGGATCGTCGTAACCACCACGCCCAAACCCAAGCCGCTGATCATCGACCTGCTGAACCGAGACGGTGAGGACGTCGTCGTCACGCAGGCTTCGACCTACGACAACCTTGCCAACCTTGCCGGGACGTTCAAACAGCAGATCTTGCAGTACGAGGGCACCTCCCTGGGCCGCCAAGAGATCCACGCCGAGATCATCGACCCTGAAGAGGCTGGGATCATCAAACGCGCCTGGATCAAGCTATGGCCGTCAGATAAGCCCTTCCCGCGCTTTGAGTTCGTGGTCCAGTCCTACGACGGCGCCTACACCGAAAAGACCATCAACGACCCCTCAGCCTGTAGCGTATGGGGGATCTTCAAGCCCAGCGAAGACAAAGGCTTTTGCGCCATGCTGATCGATTGCTGGGAAGAGCACTTGCAATATCCTGACCTGAAGGAGAAGGTAATTGAAGACTTCGGCACGGTTTATGGCGACCCCAATGAATTCGGACAGGGCAAGAAGACTGACATGGTTCTGGTTGAAGACAAGTCCTCCGGCATCTCCCTCCTCCAGGACCTGGGGCGTGCCCACATACCCTGTCGGTCATACAATCCCGGCGGCGCGGACAAGGTCCAACGGGTCAACCTGATCGCCCCACTGATCAAGGCCGGACGGGTGTATATTCCGGAGAGCACGAAGAACGAAGGCCACCCCCGATCCTGGGCTGAGCCCCTCGTCAATCAGCTTTGCGCCTTCCCTGAGGTCAGGCATGACGACCTCGTGGATACAACGTCCCAGGCCCTGCGCGTGCTGCGAGACATGGGATGGCTTGTCATTGATCCTCCGCCGCCGGATAATGACGACCAATACCCCGAGGACCGGCCTCGGCGGGTCAATCCTTACGCGGTTTAGGGACCACCATGCCAAACCCACGCGCCCAAAAGAATCCGACGTTCATCCCCCAGGCCCTGCAAGGCCTAGCCGACATGGGCCGCGGTGCGGTACGAGGCGCCCTGGCAGAAAGCTTGGGTACGGCAGGTGACCTTACCCAAGCGCTGAGCAACATCAAGACGGCAGGCTTCATGCCAGCCATGCTTGCAAGGGGCCTACAAGGGCCTACAAGCGAAGAAATGAGCCACGCCTTACGAGGCATGACCCCGAACCCTTTAACGCAGCCTGACCGCGCTCATACAGCCCAGATGGGCCAGACTTTCGGGTCGATCCCTGCATCGATGGCTGGAGGGGCTGGGACCAATGCTGCACTGCAAAAGATGGCAGGCAGGCTAAACAACATGCAGAAGGTTGAGTCCATGATGCCCAAGGCGCCCAAGCCGGTAGCCGAGGTACTCAAGGGGCCCGAGCCCGACTTCATGCGCGTCTACTCTGGCCAGCGTATCCCGATCGAGGGCAAGTTCGACATCATGAGGGCAGATCCCCACGCCTCGATGGGTCGCGCCTTCTACACGGCAGAGCTTCCTCGGTACGCCAACAAGTTCACCGGCAATCAGCCTGGAGCTAACGTCACGCCCGTCGACGTTGATCGCAACCGGATGCTGATGTTCGACAAGATGTACGACACGCCTCAAGGCCAAATGGAAGGCCTTGATTACTACGACATGCTGCGCAGGCAGGCCATGGTCAAGCCTGGGATCGGCAAGGACATGATCCGCCAGGAGATCCTCGACGCTGGCTTTGCCGGTACTCAAATGCCCAACGCGACGGGAAAGGCTTATGCAATCTACGACCCGAGCGTGGCCCAGGACATGTCCGGCCGTGGTTTCGCACGCGGCGGTCTGGTAGACGGCTCGAGCAATGATGACGCAACTGGAGGTCAGGGCTGGAGAGCGGCTCCCGGCATGGCTGCTGGCGGAGTTCCTTATAAAGGCATCAACCCCATAGCGACCGGCCTGGGCCAAATGAGACAGCAGTCCGTAGCGAGGGATGCAGCTTCGAACCTGATGGCCAAAAACCGAGCCGCTCAGTTTGCCAATCAAGGCGCTGATCGTCTTGCCCGTCAGAATCAATTGGCAGCCGCCAAGACCGCACGCCTGAATGCCCTGGCACCCAAGCTGTCGACCTACGTCCCGCCTGCGGGATCTACGACGACCAGTCCGACGGTTACCAGCCCAGCGGTTACCGACCCAGCAACTACCACGGTCGACTCAACGACGCCGATCGTACCAGCAGCCAAGCCGGACGATCCAGGTAATTACCAGGGCGGTGCTCGAGGCGGCCTCGTAAGCATGGCAGGCGGCGGTTTGGCCAAGAAGGCCGCCGAGAAGGCTTTTAGGGCCCTTCCCGGTCAGAGTTTCCAGGGCAAGTCTGGCTTGAACATGGAAATGCCCAAGGACATCGAGAAGAGAATCCTGGAGATCACCGAGTCCGGTCTCATCCTGCCGTCCGAAGCTTTGGGTAAGCACGAAGGCAAGACGCTGATGATCACCCAGGCCGATAGGACTAAAGTCGGAGAGGGCTTTCTCGGCGGCCCGGGGTTCTCGGGTATTCAGCTTACCGAACCGCGTTATGCCGGTGCGACCTGGGGCGTTAAGACGCCTGGAGTGGGTCAGACCATCATAGGGTCCAATCGCCGCGTGCCTGAAGGCCAAGCGATCTGGACGACCATGCTTGGAACGCCGACTCAGCACAAGTCGAACCAAATGGTATTTGACCGCCTTTACAAGGAGTTTATGGGCGGCGTTAAGCAAGAAAAGCTTACGCCCGAACTCAAAGACACCCTGAACGCAAAACTTGCCTCGGTGGTCGATAAGGAGGGCAAGAACCTATTTCCGGCGGATGTCGATATTACGAACCCCAGGAAGTTCCGCAAGCTTGTCGACACCTTCGACAAACGTGCAGCCGCTGCTGACGTCATGGGCGGTATCGGCGTTGGCGGTAAGAAGGGTCAGATCTTCGACTACGACCGGATTATTCAACGCACGACAGATCCGGCGCTCTTGGAAGTGCCGACGGGTTCGCTTGGCAACCGCCTTTTCCAACTTAGCGGCGAGATGATGGACAGGCCCGATCTTCACCCAGCTTTCCCGACCATCCTCAAAGGCGAGGACCTTGGCGTCAGCTTTATGCCTGCGCCACGAGAACTGCTGATGGAGGACTACATCAACAAGGTCCTTACTGAGAAGGGTCGGCAGCCTGGGTACATGGACTGGACTCGAGGCTACGCGCCATCCCAGTTTCTATCCGAAGAGCTACTGACCAAGCTTCAAAAGGCTGGCTACAAGAAGGGCGGCAAGGTTAAAAAGATGCAAGCAGGCGGCATAGCCAAGGCGGTTAAGAGCGGCCTCCAGGCCCTTGATAAGCCCGCTAAGCAGACCATCACGTCGGCCATCGATCCCACTATGGACATCGCAAGCAGGCTGTCCCAGCCCGATCGCGTCAACCTCCTGCCGATGCCTAGCCGGTGGTTCCTTGATCCCAAGAACAACCCGAACGTGCAAAAGCTCGTCGAGAAGGTCCTCGAGGTCAACAACATGAAGCGCTCGGACTTTTACTCGGGCGCCTTCGTGAACCCGCGTACCGGCGAGGTCATGGACAAGAAGGTCATGCAGGACGTCGGTGTACTGATTAACCCGAATACCGGCAGGCCCATGATGAGCGCCGAGAAGGAAACGGACCTCACCATTGGCGACCGCAAGAAGGGCTCGATCACCAAGTCAAACCTCGTGCGCAAACAGCTTTACGAGACCGAAGGCGATCCAATCCTCAAGGACCTGGACTTCCTCGTGGCCATCGAGCAATCGGGCATGGGACACAAGTACGGGCTGGCCACTGAGTACGCCACGCCTGCCGAAATGTTCAATACCATGACGGGCGACAACCCAACCCTTAGGCCGAAGAGCCAGGGCGATGTCTTCGGGATTGGCGACATCGTTGGGCGCATGTCCATGAAATCGAGCAAGATGCCCCACGACGTTTACGAATCCTTACTAATCGCGCCCAAAGGCTCCGACGTCCAGGGCGTCAAGCTGAGCAAGAAGAAGGGCGGCATAGTGAAAGGGCGCAAATGAAACCGATCAACCCGTTCACTGCTAACCTGATTAAGAAGGCTGCGAAGAAGACCTTAACCAAGGCTGAGCGCGACGAGAATCTGAAGAAGTTCCTTGAGCCAAGTGTTGTCAAGGAGCGTATGTATCACGGCTCCAAGCATGGGGACATCGTCCAGTTTAAGACGGGAGAAATGCTCGACAGGGAAAAGGGCTTGCCTAAGGACCCTGATCCCGAGGTGACGCGTAATGCGGTTTTCGTGACGCCCATACCAGAATATTCGGCACGCTTTACTGATGGCACTCTTGCAGTCAAAAGGGGCGAGAACCCGACGACCTATCCCGTTTTTGTGCAGGCCAAGAACCCATGGGATTACGATAACCCAGAGCATTTAGTGGCGGCCAAACAACGCTATCTCGAGCTTTTCCCGTGGACCAAACCAAACGATCAGTTCAACACTTGGTTTGACTCATTGCCAAAAAAGGAAGACAACTGGGGCAATATTGAGTCGCAAAAAATGCAAGAGGTGATTAAAAGCCTTGGGCATGATGCGTTCTACATTTCAGAGCGTGGCGTTAAGAATCTTGGCGTGTATGACCCTTCGGCCGTCAAGTCGGCGCTCGGAAATGTAGGCTCTTACGATACAAGCACCCCCGACATTACCAAGGCCGAGGGTGGCCTGATCCGCATGCAGGGCGGCGGTGACGTAACCGATAAGCCTTTGCTTGCTGACGAAGCAATTGATCAAATGGCGCGTTACAACTCAAGGGATAGCGGATCGCCTTTAAGCCAATTCAAAGAAGACTTCACGATCCTGCCGGAGGAGGATACATACGAATTGACTAGGGGTCTGGATAAATTCTACGACCCAAGGATCGGCGAATACATAACGCACGTTCAATCCCCTGCTCAGCTAGTCGATCTCATAAAATCATTGGACCCGGATTACGTCGAGGCATTGACGCGAGGGTATAACGAGATAGTCAATCAAACCCAGCCCGCTGGACCCTATAGTTTTGATTCGGTCCCGGTTTATGAAGGTTCAGATCCTGTAAGTGACCGTGAGAGAAGGGAGATTAGCGATGCGGCAGCGCAGATTCAGTACAGTCCTGCGGTTACCGAGTCGTTCTTAAACGTAATACAAAATCCACTTGCTTACTCAATGAATGAGTCGGCCGTTGATCAGCCCAGGGATATTGTCTCTGAAGTGTGGAACGAGCAGTTTCCAAAGTGGAAGGAGAGCGTTCTCGGCGGCCCTACTGATGTTCAACCTTTTTCGCAGCTAACAAGCAACGCGGCTGTAACAGGTGCAAACCCACTTGATTACACCCCTGGTTTAAGTGATAAAGGGCTTGGCGCAGGCTTTGCAGACCCTGGCGTCGTTGAAATGATTGACCGCTTTGATCGTAATCAAGTAGCGGCCACGCCCGAGTTAGCAGCGCTTGATCAGTCGATCGCTTCGCAGGAAAGCAACGCTCTAAACCAAGGGCTTGCTAGGCTGATGTCTGTCGATCAAATCACCGGCGACATCGATCCAGTCCAATCGCTACGCAACTTGCAGGCTTACGATCCTGCTTCTTTTGAAGCAACCCTTAGCACGTTGCAGGATGTTCCCAGCCTTGTACCTCAATCGGGGCTCGGCTCCCTACGGCTTGGCATGGAGCAGTTACAAGGCCTGGAGGGGGTAACGCCTGCGCAAGTCGGCGAAACCGCCAATGCTTTCGCATCCATTCTGAAGCAGCCTGAGATTGGTGGCCAAGTTCAGGACATCGCCCAGAATATTCGGAACATCACCGAAAACCAGGAGCCCGTGCAGTCCGTACAGGAAGACGAAGATCTTGGTGGCGGTTATACGAGTCTCACGCCTCTTGTCCGGTCAAATTTCTTCGATAAGGGCCAGCAAGAGTATCGCAAGGGTGGATTGGTTCGTATGAGCAATGGTGGCGACCCCACCCAGATGTTCAACTTCAATCCCATGGCCGCCAAGGCTGCCAAGCAAAAGCAGATGCGCGAGTCCACGCCTGAGACTCCGCTTGGTGCGTTCGGCCGCGGCTTTGCTACGGGCTTGTTTGGTAGCACTGAAGAGCAGGTGCCTTACACCGGCAGCATCATGGAAGGTTCGCCACAGCGCCAGCAATCGCAGGCAAACCTGCGCGAGATTGGCCGCAATGTCGGCGCACTGACAGACATCGGCGGCATGGTTACGCCATTCGTTAAGCCTGCAACCCAAGCCATTACACGCGGTGCCACAGCACTGGGCAGGACAGGCCTCGAGCAAGTCGATCGCGCCATGTTTGGCGAAGGTCCGCTTGGCAACGCTCTGAGCATGTTAGCGCCACTGAACGTCAACGCACCTGTCAGCAAGCTTGGCTTTTACAACCCGATCGAAGAGATGGCCACCGCCTTGCAGCGCAAGCAAGGGCCAGGGCAGGCCTTCCTCAATGAGTTCACCAAGGCAGGTATCAGCAAGCAGCGCCTCGAGGATGCGGGCCTAGCTCAAAAGCTTGCTGCCGCGCCCAACGTCACGCGTGAGGAAGTTCAGGCTATGACCAAGGGCACGATGCCCGACGTCGAAGAGGTGGTCCTGAGCAGGTCTGTCATACCGCCCTACATGAAAGGGTTTGCCAACCTGCATATGCCCAACCTCGATGTCAACGATTACAGGCAGATTAATCAGTTGCGCAAGATTGCCGATGAGCGTTATAAGAAAGCTCTTGCGGAGAACGACCTCGATGCCGCCGAGTTTGCGATGAAGGCCGAAGAGGACATCAACAAGTTCAGCCGGACTCACAGCTATGGCACCAAGCCTGGGGAGCGGCTGACCGAATTTCACGATTACCAAGAACCTGGGGGCAAGAACTACCGCGAGATCCTGCTTAAAGTACCGGTTAAAAGGGTCAGCGAGGAAGAGGCGCGGGTAATCTTAAATGCTCAACCTGAAGATAAGTTAACCGATTACGACATTGAATTTGCCTCGCGTAAGGCAAATCCTGCGTTTCGATCGCCGCACTGGTCAGATCCAAACGTCATTTCTCATATCAGGATGAATGACCGTGTGGACGCTGAAGGCAAGAACGTGCTTTTCATTGAGGAGCTTCAGTCTGACTGGGCGCAAAAGGGCCGGTCTGGATTTAAGGGGCCCGAAGTCGATAATCAATATGAAAAGCTGTCCGCAGAGATGAGCGACATACTTGATAAACAGATAGCAATGGAGGGGGGTAATGCTCCATGGTCTGATAGTGAATACGGCGCACTGGTTGAAAAGTTGCAAGAAATTCGTGAAAAGATGATCGCTGTTAAAGATGTGCAGCGAAATGGTCCGCCGCCAGGGCCATTCGTTAAGAACACCAACGAGTGGGTTGACCTGTCCCTGAAGAACATCATCAAGCGTGCAGTCGATGAGGGCTACGACCGCGTTGCGTTCATTGACGGCCACAAGTCTTTCTTGCGCTTTCCTCAAGGTGCCGATGGCGAGTCCACCGAGGCAGGAATGCGCAAGTTCTATGACGAGATCATCCCTGGCAGGCTCAAGGCTCTGGTTGGCAAGGACAATGTCCGGACCATCCCAGGTATTACGCAACAACGGCCGCTTGATGTTTCGCTGCAAGGCGATCGGTACTATGTGGTCGATGCTGATACCGACATTGCGATACCAGATCATCCTGGATTCCGAAGCCTTGAAAGGGCCGAGCAATACCTTGACGAGTTGTACAGCAAGACCAAGACCATGGACCAGATCGGGTTCGACATCACCCCCGAGATCCGTGAGAAATTTAGCCAGCCCATCCCGTATAAACATGGAGGGGTGGTGAAAATGGCGGCAGGCGGTGCAAAGAAGCTTAAGCGTGCGTCCGAGGCTATCGCCAAGTTCCAAGACCCCCAGACCACCAAGATCCAGGAGTGGCAGTGGAGGCCCCTGGCCGAGGTTAACAAGCAGCTTAACCTTGCCGAAGTCCCGGATTACATCCAGCGTGGGTACGGAGACTTCATGATCGAGCAGGGCAAACGAGCCGCTGCCGGTAACCTTGGGGTCCGGGACCTGATCAAGGCCTACGGTATTACGCAGTCAAGCATTGGCCGCGGCGGTCTGTCCCACGACACGGCAACCAAGGCAGGCTTAAAGGTGCCGAAGACCGAAGGGCTGGTAAGGCCGGAGGGCGCCTTCGCTGAATGGCTGGGCTCCAAGCAGGGGCAAAAATTCCTCGACGACGCCGAGAAGGGCGTAGTCAACGAGAAGGCCCTGGACGACATTCGAGCTAAGTTCGCACCCTTCGGCAAAGCCAACCAGCTTACCGAGCAGCTTCGGTATGGCGTCAACAACGTATCGACCCTGGTCCCGCAAATGCAGCAGGCGCTTGTCGGATCGTCTGATGAGTATCGCGACTGGGCCGAAAGCATTAAGGGCATAGCAGGCGCTAAAAGCGGCTTTATAGGCTCGATGCTGGGCCGTGGAGACTTACCTACCCTGGACGCAAGACAGCTTAACCTGCACTCCCTGGACAGCCCTGTAGCCCCCCAGACGATGATGCAAAGGGGTAAGGGGCTAGGCGCTCGTGAGGCGGTCGATCGCTTGGCGGCTAGACAGTCTGCGCTTGGCCTTGATATTGATCCATCGCTTGACCCGTATTACCAGCACTTAGCGCATCATGCGGTCTGGGACAAGGTAGCCGACGAGAAGACGACCCATGAAGACCTTATGAGGGCGTTGCGTGGCTACAAAGAGGGCGGAGAGCCCGATACCGACGCTATGCGTCTTGAAATGATGAGGAAATCATGGCGATCGAAATGAATCTACCCCTTGAGGAAAGCCCCGAGGGCGACGAGACGATCTACAAGCTATTTGACGAGAAGCCCGACGTCGAAGAACTCGAGGACGGGTCGGCTGTTGTCCGCATGACCGAGAACGACGGCCCCGAAGAAGATCCGCAGTTCTATGAAAACCTTGCAGCCAAGATCGATCCAAACACCTTGGACGACCTCGCGCTTAAGTACCTTCAGCTATTCGAGAAGGACATGGAGGCCCGTAAGGAACGCGATAAGCAGTACGAGGAAGGCTTAAAGCGATCCGGTCTCGGTAACGAGGCTCCAGGCGGTGCAACCTTCCAGGGCGCATCCAAGGCTGTACACCCAGTAATTGCCGAAGCCTGCGTGGATTTTGCCAGTCGGTGCATGAAAGAGATCATGCCGCCCGACGGCCCTGTGGGTACAAAAATCCTGGGCGACGTTACCGAGCAAAAGCAGGACATCGCTGAGCGTAAGCGCGACTTCATGAATTGGCAGTGTACCGAGCAGATCGAAGAGCTTCGCGATGAACTCGAGCAGCTTGCTACTCAGCTTCCCCTTGGTGGCAGCCAGTACCTGAAGCTTTGGTATGACGAGCAAAAGAAGCGCCCCTGCGCCGAGTTTGTGCCCATCGACAAGATCCTGTTGCCCTTCTCCGCGCCAAGCTTTTACACCGCCCAGCGTTGTACCGAAATGCAGGACATATCCGAGGAGGAGTTCAACCGCCGGATCGCTGCAAACCTTTACCTGGACGTTACCTATACCCGCGCCAGTATGGAGCCCGAGCCAACGGCCGCGCAAAAGGCTAACGAGAAAATCGAGGGCAAGAAGTCGACCAGCGAGAACATCGACGGTGAGCGGCGCGTCTTCCATTCCTACGTCAACCTTACGATTGAGGACGACGATAAGGCTGGCGACCTTGCGCCTTACATCCTGATGATCGATGAGCAGTCCCGGCAGGTGGTCGGCCTTTACCGTAACTGGGAAGAGGGCGACGAGCAGATGCAAAAGCTCGACTGGCTCATCGAGTTCAAATTTATCCCTTGGCGCGGTGCTTATGCGATCGGTTTACCCCAGTTGATTGGAGGCCTGTCTGCGGCCCTTACAGGGGCCCTGAGAGCCCTTTTGGACTCTGCCCATATCAATAACTCACCGACCATGCTCAAGCTCAAGGGAGCCCGTATAACAGGCCAGAGCGTGCAGGTTGAGCCGACCCAGGTTGCCGAGATCGAGGGAGCCCCAGGCGTTGACGATATTAAGAAGATCGCCATGCCCTTCCCCTTCAATCCGCCGTCGCCCGTGCTCTTCGAGTTGCTGGGCTGGATTACCAACGCGGCCAAGGGCGTCGTAACAACGAGCGAAGAGAAGATCGCTGACATATCCAACAACGCACCGGTCGGAACCACCCAGGCTTTGATCGAGCAGGGCGCCGCGGTTTACTCCAGCATCCACATGAGACTGCACAAGTCCATGCGCAAGATGCTGATGGTCCTTGGTAGGATCAATCGCTGGTGGCTCGAGGATATGCGCAAGGGCGATATGGTCGAGGACCTCGTCATTGGTCGCCAGGACTTTGACCGCAACACCGACATCGTCCCCGTTTCTGATCCGCATATCTTCAGCGAGACCCAACGCTTTGCCCAAAACCAAGCCCTGGCTGCACTCGCTAAGGACAACCCCGACCTATTTGATCGCCGGGAGGTCATGAAGCGGATCTTGAAGCAAATGAAGGTGCCCGAGATCAATCAGGTCCTGCCGGATGTCCGCGAAGTCAAGGAGATGAACCCTGCGCTCGAGAACGTGGCCATGTCCCTCGGGCAGCCGGTCGCAGCCTTCCCGAACCAGGACCATATCGCGCACTTGCAGACCCACTTGGCCTACGCCATGGACCCTGTCTACGGCATGAACCCGATCATCGGGCAGAAGTTCGTACCGGCCATGCTCGAGCACGCCAAGCAGCACTTAACGCTCTGGTACCTCAAGCGCATGGGCGAGTACATCAACGCCACCGAGGTCAAGGACATGGATACCCTAAAGGTCACGCCGATCTTCGAGGAGGCTCAGCAACTCATGTCCGCGGTTGCAAGGCACGTTCATATCGACTCGGCCGAGACCTTTGAGCCGATGATGCCGATCCTCCAGCAGCTTATGCAGATCGCGCAGCAAATGCAGCCCAAGCCACCGGTACCGCCGGAGGTCGAGGCCCTTGTTCAGACTTCGATGGTAGAGACCCAGCGCCGAGCCCAAAAGGATCAGGGCGAACTCATGCTGAAGAAGGAAAAGCAAGATACCGACGTGGCGCAAAACGCCCAGAAGATCCAGGCCGACATCGCAATGAACGTCGAGGATAACCTTACCCGCCAGCAGATCGAGGCGGCAAAAATTGCCGGTGAGAACGCAGCACTCACCCAAGAGCAAGAGCGCACCGCTATGGCCGCGCAAGAGGCTGCACAACGAACCTTTGGAGTTTGAAAATGAGCGAAGCAATCAACATGCACAAGCGTCTTGCCATGGGCGAAAAGCTGACCGGCCAAAAGCTTAAACACGGCGGCAGCCCAAGCAAGAAGAAAGACGAGTCCCCCAACCTACGCCCTGAAGAGAAGAAATCAGTCAAGCGTAAATGAACGACTTTTCTCAGCTTATCGGGATCATCAAGGGGTTGCAGGCTGATATTGCAACCTCCTTGGCGAACGGTAATGCCAACAGTTACGAGGTGTATCAACGCCTTGTAGGTGAATACCGAGGGCTTGAACAAGCTCTGAAGGCTATCG